CCATGATATCAGGGTGTTCTCCTATTCCTACAGGGTAGGTAAGGTAAACTTCGACATTCTGTTTATGCTTGGCGATTAAACCTTCATAATAACGAACTTGCGACTTAAGAATGTCGTCACGCAAATGAATCATAATTAAACTAAATTGTATTCTTGTAAGTATTTAACAGTATCGGCAGCGCCACCAATGGTGTATGAGTCTACCGAGACTTGAGGGAAGGTAGATCCCTCTCCAAACTGAGAGTAAAATTGTTTCTTGTCGAAGTCTCGATCAAGTTTATATTCTACAAAGTTTAGTTCTGCTAATTGTAACACAGAAATAACTTTCTCGCAATAACCACATCCTGATTTTGAGTAAACGGTGAAATTCATTTGGTTTCGTAAGTTTGGAACCACTCTTTGAGTGTTGTTTGATAACCAGATTCACGGTAAGGAGGCTCTTTAATCCCCTTCATTCTCTTGTATTCATTGTGCATCGCTTGGAGGAACCAACTTTGAGATAGGGAGTGAGGTCCCTCCTCCAACAATCGGGTTTGAAATTTCGATAGACCAGCCTTCATCCCCAAATACTCCTTCCTCCACGATAATCGGTTCTCTTCTGTCATCTTGTTCCTCCCAGATTTTTTTAATTTGTTCGGTTTGTTTGTCAATATCTCTCATTGCATTGGCAACCTTGACTTCAATCCACTGTTGTTTCAACCATTCGATGAAACCTAGTGCAAGGTGTTGTACAAATGGGTTCTTGAATTTCTTCTTCACCCATCTCTCGGCTTTATCGTACCAAGGGTCTACGCCTTCCCCGAAGGTCTTTTCAAAGGAGAATAGCACCGATAATAAATCCTTTAGCGAAAGCAATGCACTTCATTTGATAGTCTGTAAGTCCAAACTTATCTTGAAATTTCTTTGCCATTTTCTTATCCCATTCCTTTACATGGTACAACGCATGTACGACAGGATTCATCTTTCCATGATCTCCGCAAGACATAATCTTATCTTAAAAAAACTATTTAGATTATATCATCTCAATCTAAAAGTGTAAATGTGTTTGCCTGGCGTATTCACATAATGTGCATCTCCTGACTCCAGTGCATCTCTGAGTTTCTGTGCAAATGGTTTTAATTTATTCTTATACTTTGTTCTGATTGCCTTATCATGATAAGTTTTGTCACCATATTTTATGAGTCTGCCTGGAGATGTTAGTCCTTCATGTTTGAAATTTGTTGCACGATATATGACTCCTGTATGACCGTGAAATGCGTCTGCATAGGATACAATAATCTTATGGTCAGTATTCTTTTTCAACCACCTCTGAGTCTTTCCTATGAAGTAACTCTCTGTACACTTAGGCGTGTCATCTATACAACATAGTCTCCTAAGTTCAATGACATCACTCTCACTCTCTCCATATTTCCTCCACGCATTTGCCATACCTAGAGGGCCATATATCATTGCACCTATCAAATTATCTTCACAGTACAAACCAAACACATGTGATATTCTAAGTCCATTTACACTCTTAGAATAGTGCCATGATTCTACAAAATCTCTAACCACCTGTATATTACTTACCTTTACATCAAAATCTGTTACCTTCTTATCCGAAGGCACTTTATAATCATATAAAAGTTCTTTCAACATGGAAACATTATACCATAAAAAAAGACCCCTGTGAAGAGGTCTTTTGATATCTTATATCGATTTATTAACCGATTGAAGGTGCTGTTAAAGCAACTGTTGTTGACTCTGCTGATGCAAGGTCTAGTGGGAAGTTGTGTGCATTTCTTTCGTGCATTACTTCCATACCTAGATTAGCTCTGTTAAGAACGTCTCCCCATGTAGGAACAACTTTACCGTTAGCATCTACAACTGATTGGTTGAAGTTGAAACCGTTAAGGTTGAAAGCCATTGTACAGATACCCATTGAGGTTAACCATACGCAGACTACTGGGAATACTGCTAGGAAGAAGTGTAAACTTCTTGAGTTGTTGAATGAAGCATACTGGAAGATAAGACGACCAAAGTAACCATGTGCAGCTACGATGTTGTATGTTTCTTCTTCTTGACCAAATTTGTAACCGTAGTTCTGTGACTCAGTTTCTGTTGTCTCTTTGATTAGAGATGAAGTAACTAGAGAACCGTGCATTGCAGAGAATAAAGATCCTCCGAACATTCCAGCAACACCAGCCATGTGGAATGGGTGCATTAGAATGTTGTGCTCTGCCTGGAACACGAACATGAAGTTAAATGTACCTGAGATACCTAGTGGCATTCCGTCAGAGAATGAACCTTGACCGAAAGGATACACTAAGAATACTGCGAACGCAGCAGATACTGGAGCTGAATATGCAACGCATATCCAAGGTCTCATACCTAGTCTGTATGATAGTTCCCACTGTCTACCCATGTAGGCAGAGATTCCGATTAGGAAGTGGAAGATTACCAACTGGTATGGGCCACCATTGTATAACCACTCGTCTACTGTTGCTGCTTCCCATATTGGGTAGAAGTGTAGACCTATAGCGTTTGATGAAGGAACAACTGCACCAGAGATGATGTTGTTACCATACATGAAAGAACCCGCTACTGGTTCTCTGATTCCGTCGATATCGACAGGAGGTGCTGCGATGAAAGCAACGATGAAACATGCTGCTGCTGTGAGTAAGCATGGGATCATGAGTACACCGAACCAACCAACATATAGTCTGTTGTTTGTTGATGTTACCCACTCACAGAACTCAGGCCATCCTTGTAGGAGTCCACCTTGTCTGCGTGTGATATTTGAGGTTGTCATTGTAGTAAGACGTTAAGTAGGGCACCAAGGGTAGATGCGAAACTTATTTCCAGTAATCCCTCACTACTGGATATTAGAGACGATGTATTATACTGCCTATAGGTCTCGGTTTGAGAGCAGTTGTGCATTGGATGGCGATCCTTTCGAGTCCATTGCTAGGTGTGTGCAAAACAACACCCTTTCGTTATTTATATTAACAAATGTTTACAAATCTGTCAAGTGTTCTTTCTTTTTTCTTAATTTTTCTATGAAATCTTCGTCAGGCGTGAATATAACAGGGCCTTCGTAGATCCTTTCTTCTAGCTCTTCAAGTAGTGGGTCTTTCTCTGGGGTCATGATCTTTCTTTAGCGGTTTTCCAAAAGTAATTTTCTTCCGACCCTAACCCATCACGGTCATGGCCATTCTCTACCTGATAATAAACTGTGGAGACCTTGAAGTCAGGGTCTTTTGGTTTCTCAGGTGTCAAACTATTATCAAAAATTCTCATCCTATTGTTAGGATACAAAGCGAATTGTCCACTGTCAAGCTCTATTAGATTATGACTTTTATGTTCTGATGGTTGTTCACTTGTAGAGTAATCTATTGCATCTACGTCTTGATGATAATTGTCGAGTGTACAGATGTATGTCCCTGTTTGATTACCATAATCTCTAGTCATAATCTCATAGTGCATTGAACCTACGAATTGTTTCTGTACTGCTACAACTCCATAGTCCATACAATTCCAGAACTGTAAGTTGTGTAACTCCATGTCTGGTTCTGGTAACTCAGGTGATGATACGAAAGCACTGATAGGTAACTTATCATACATCGCTGCATAATCAGGCAGATATGTTTCAAAATAAAAGGCACGGCCTGGAATTGACTTTGCGGATACCCAGTACCCTTCTACAAATTCTCCGTGTCCGCTCTTATGATCTGTTAGATATTCCTTTCGCACCCACACATGATAGGAGGGTAAATTACAAATTAAGGCTGGCATCTTTCATACTGAGGTGGTGTATAATGATCATTCCAATGGCGTATATTGCCTGCAATGATAAAGCAATTAGTGATGACTAATTGTACGAATATAAATGTTCGGATTCTGGCAATGGTGTCTGCTTCCTTATCGGATTTACCAGACTTTTCTCCAAGTGCCTTTGCCCAAACTCTCCAAAGTTTTTTCACACTTATATTCTACATGCCTTGCCAGAAATTGTCCACTGGTTGAGCATTTCTTGATGCCAAATACAAACTTATGTTAGTAAAAAACCAAAGAACATTTATAACCCATGTCTGTTTCCAAAGATATTTTCTGTTTGTCTCTACTATAAAAATATTTCTTTCGTTTCCAGTTGGTCTTACTACTTGTTCTAGTATCAATGCAACCACAAATCCAATTGCATAAATGTAGAAGGCGAAGTTGAGGAAACTTGATGTTGTTATTAAGAATGGAATCATCCTACCTCTTGTAATTTTTCTAATTGTGTTGATGCTTGCATAGGAGCAACATCATTTAAACCATTGGCATCGAACCAAGGAGCACTCTCCCAATCGAAACCTTCACCGAATGTATTGTCTGCGTTTGCAACATACCAATGGCAGGCTGCGTCTGGGATGTCTACTGCACAAACTGCCCAATCATCTGTCCACTGAGGAACTTGAACCCAGATAACAGGTTCTGCCTCAAAGGCATGAGTCAATGTTGGGAAGGCAAGAGAAATCGATATGATCGATATGATCGACCAAAAGATTGTAGGAATGTGTCTGAGAGGTAACAAGTATTGTTTCTTGTATGCCTTCATCACGTCATGATAAGATTGTGGTAGAACGTCTGCCATCATAGTAGTCCTAAAGAACCTGCTGTGACCCCGACGAACAAAAAGAAACCAAACTCTACGAGGTCTTTAGAGCCTGATGGAATATTTAAAGCTAGGTCGGAGAGGAATATCATGCGAATACGAATGACATTCCGCCGCCTGCACATGCGACTAAACTTATTAGAAATAGTCCTGATGATGCTAATTTGACTTTCATTTTATGTGCCTTGTGGTAGTGGAACTAATTGTGAGTCATCGACCCTCATACCAATACCGCCGCCTTCGTCATCATCGTCATCATCATTTACTGCACGGAGTAATAACTCTATGCCAACTAATGTGACGACTGGATAGAAACACCATAGTATTGCTTTCCATATTGTAAACGATTCAGCTGCGTATTGGTATTCAACCATGTGTTGATTTGTTAACTTTTTTACTTGTTTTATTTAGTTTTGTAAAGTTCTAGGGTAAAAAAAAGTCCCTAGAACATTCCGAAGAACATGTGACCTGTAAGAATGTCGGATGTTGCTGCTGCAACTAAACCTAACATTGCTAGTCTACCGTTCCATCTTTCAGCGATAACCTTCTGTTTTTCCATTAGAAGATGCCTGGGATGATTTGTCCTGTTGTTGCGTAAGCGCCTACTGCTGCAACGAAACCGAGCATAGCTGCCCAACCGTTAAATCTTTCTGCTTCTGGAGTCATGATTGTGTCCTGTGTTAGTGTTTACTTAGAATATGCCTGGGATGATTTGCCCAGTTGTGATGTATGCACCTAGTAGTGCAACCATACCTATCATAGCCCAACGACCATTAACCTTCTCTGCATTTTGAGGATAACCTTCGTATGAAACTGACTCATCAATGTATGGGCGAGTTTCAGTTGGGAAAGCATTTTGTCTTCCACCTGATTCAGTTGTAACTGTCATTAGATTATTAAGTTATGTAACATTATTATATAGTAAATATTAAATTTTGTCAAGAAACTTAATAATTGAATATTTCTGATCCCTAATATTTTACTGCCAATATTCGTCTAACACGTCAAATACTCTGTTGAGATAATCGTTTGCACCTTTACATTCCCATTCGCCTTTCTCTCCTATCTCACACTTGTAATGCAGTTCTCTCTTGAGTTGCATAAGTTTGTTTGTCATTGCTACTTTGTCTAGTCTTCCGTTCATGATGGTCCTCTGGGTGGTGTTGTCAGATATACATTACCCGATATTGTAGTTCCCTCATTACCACTTGTTACAAAGTGTTCTATCCATGAAGGGAATATAATAATACTACCAGCGGGAGCGTTAGGAATGAAGTCCATAGAGATGGCGGTTCCATACATCGCCCACTGATTCATTATCAATTTACGAGAAGGGTTCATAAAAACAGTATTGGAATGTTCCACAGACTCTACAATAACGAAACTCCATTGAGCTCCAGAATGTATATGTGGATCTTGCCAATCCGATTTCGTATATCTGTTACGCCATACCTGTCCAATTACAAAGTCATCTGGTATGAATTGTTGTATGCACTCTGCAATGAGTCCTTTCACATATTCATATGATTCGTCTGTAAACTTGTCACTTCCTAATGTTGTAGGGCATCCACTCAAGAATGTTGGTTGATAATCTTCTGACACCAATTTAACTTTATCTAGATCAAGTTCTTCAATAAAAAATGGTGCAGCAAATATAGCGTGTGGGTTTCTCATACTATAATTTATAATAGAAAAGAGACCCTCTACTTTGTAGGAGTCTCTTTGTTTTTATATGATAACAGACTTAGAAAGTGAACTTAACTCCACCTTTAGCTGCCCAATCAACGTCATCAACGTTTGTTACGCCAGATAGTTCTGCATAGAACTTATCGTATGTACCACCAATATATCCAATGAATTCTACATCACCGAACTCATCTGTTGAGTCAGAGTGTGAAGCTGTAGGGCCACCAGCAACGTAGTAACCGATTCCTGATTCTGTTGTCCCTTCGTAACCGATGATTGCTTCTAGAGTTCCAGAAGAGTATGCACCGTCAGGATATGAACCAGACATTTCTAGGTTAACGTAAGGGCCTGCAAATGCGGCACCAGATGCTAGGAGAGGGGCAGCAGTTAATGCTGCAATTGAAGTTTTAAACATTTTCTTTTTAGTTTACTTGCTGAGTTTATACCAGCAGATGATAGAAGTCTCGACTTGACTTCGTGTTAGGTTGAACTGAAGAGACCTAGCGCGAGTAATTGAGGCATTCGGAATACACGTTCGCAAAGCGTCCTTTGCTTCTCTTATATAGTATAACAAGATACTGGATCTTGTCAAGCCCCCTGTCCTTTGTTTCGGGGATCACCACCAGCAATACGTCCTAGATAGGGGTCAAAATCTGACAAGATATCAATGGTGATCTCACTTCCACGAGTTGTCCATAGTTCTCTAAGTCCATCGTGACTACCCCTATGGAAGATCTCTATGTGTTCCTCATGTATAGAGGAACCCAACTCAATTTTGTATAGTAATATCGGACAAGCATAGGCGGCACCTGAGTTGTATATCAAATCATCAGCAACAGGTCGTGGTTTCACACCATTGTCCAACTTATATTTTGATCCCCTGACATGCAACTTAAGTATCTTCTCTGCATGGTGTCTTGTAATAACATAACAAGCAGTAGAGAAATCATTGATAAATCTTCTATGAACTTGAACATGTAATTCGCCAGGGCATATAACTGCAAGTTGTATGGTATCCCAATCATATGGCATACGAGATAGAAACTGTCTCCATGTGAATGTCCAGAACCTTGCAATACTAATATCACAATCATCTTCCATGATGATGGCATAAGGATGATCTGTCTCCTCAACAAAATGTTTCAATGCCTTGAGGTGTGATGTCACACAACCAATCTCCCCAGGCGTGACACTCTCTGGATACTTTCCAGAAATAATATCACTGAGATCATCTCCTGTTGAGGGTCTACCATCATATGCAGAGATACGAGTGTAATCTTCTATCTCCCACTCTTTAAGTTGATTAGCCATCCACTCCATTCTTTCTGGTTGATCGTCCAGATTAATGATGTATAGTGGGCCGAACCCTTTCAGTTTATATGCAGATTTATTTGACATCGAAAAAGAATGTTTGTGTGAGTCTACTTGTTTCTAGTGTGTTGCCAAAACCAGGCAGAATACTTCTATGATACAACACTTTGCCCCGATACGCAACCAGTCTATTGTAAACATTTCCTACACCAATATTCATATCACTCTCTTCATTTTCATATATTGCTGTTCCAGAATCTAGAGGAGGATTAGGTGTCAGATATAATACTGCTGCCCATTCTCCTTGTTTTTCTCCCTGACTATCTCTATGAACCCAAGTCTCCGTACCTTCCATACAAGATTGAAAACAGAGAGTGTCCTGTGTCATGTCCCATATGATCTCCTTACATCCAAAGGCGATCTTTAATTTATCTTCTACTTCTCTTTGCAAATCTCCTCCCAGACGCATTGAACGTACGCCTGGCACAGATGGTTGTACTCTATCAAAATCCAAACCTAAGGCATGAAATCTTATTCTGTCAGGATCATCAAGAAAGTTATCTAATACAATTAAATTACGATCCATCCGTCACAATATAAGTCCTTGAGATTTTTGTCTTTATAATCTGGCCCGAACCATTGTTTAGGTGCTACAACTTTTCCTCTACCATTTTGTAACCATGCTCCCCACCATGATAAAGATGAGTTGGCAATAATTGCACCAGAACATAAACTCATAATACAGAGATCAACAAATGGTTCATAAGATCCATCAGGATATTTGTCTGTTGGTTCTGACACTAGGAATCTATCATCAGCAAAGAACTCCTGTTCGTTTACCCACTCAGGAGAGTCCGAACATACTACTATAGGCTGATCCTCTGGGAACTCCTTAAGTGCCTTTTCATAATACTCTACAGGTTGTGGAGGATGTTGACCAGAACATTCTGTGTATGACCATTTGAATCCTCTAGCATCTACTAAATTAGGATCTCCTCTTCTTACATGTAAGAATAATGGAGCCTGATCTAAGGAATCGATCATCTCTTTACATGGAGTCAATATAGATTCATGGAAAGTAAAGTCTCTCCTAATGTCCATCTCTATATTTTTAAAATACTTTTCTGTCTGAAAGAATCCAAATAAACTTACATCATTAGGGCACATTCTATGGAGTTCTTCATCAAACTCAAAATGTTTTTCGATTACAACAGGAGCATGTCCTCTATCTAAAACTGCAAGGTTACTTCTTCCTACACTCTCTAATGTAAATGCTCTATGTAAACTATAATTATCCACTCTCTTAGATTCAAAAGGCGGAATACCAAATTCATATCCACGCATCGCAGAGATACCTCTAACGGCAGCATACTGAAACATTTGATTACCTAGTCTGCCTAGGTTTCCCATTTGATTAAAGGCTAGCATTTAATTCTTTCCCCCTGCGTTTGATGTAGTCTAGCTTTCCATAGTATTGTGTCAAAGACTCTTTATCTTGAGTCCTAATCCAGTTCCACAATCTATCATTGTCTTGGAACTTTGGATTGTGATAGTGTGAATTAAATGTTCTGCCATGTTCAAAGTGATAGATATCATCTATGACTCTGCCAACTTTAAATCCAAAAAGATTTAATCTATAATAAAACTCACAATCTTCTGCACCCCATGAAAGAAATTCTTCGTTCCATAGTCCAGCAGATATCTCACATGATTTAGTTATCATTTGACCCCATCCAATAGATGAGGGAATCCTAACTTTGGCATCTTTCAGAACTTCATAATCAGCATCAGTTCCATCATGTGATGATAAAAACTTATCTAATAGTATGTCTGAATATGTGACTGCCCATTGATATATGCCACATCCAAAAGGATAGACAGCATCAGATCCTTCTTTTGTGATGGCACGATAGGCAAGTTCATGTGAATTTTTTAGGACAACAACGTCCACATCATGATTGTATAGAATAGGAGTATCAGCGGCAACGCATAAGTCATTTAGTATCCTCGTCTTATGAAAAAGTTTCTCTGAATTTTGTTCAAAGATATGTTTTAATTGTGAAGTATCTCCCACATATTTTTTTATACGAGGTAAGGCACTCTCACTAAAGTGTGATTGTGTGTCAACTTCTTTTACTAATACCTTTGATTCGGGAAAGGTTTTTAGTATATAACTAACCGAAGTTATGACGTTTCTTAGCCTATCTTCGGATTCGATCCTACATGGTAGTAGGTAGGTTACATCTTTCATTCTGTCATGTCCCAATGCCATTTAATTGATTTGATAAAGTCAAATGTGTCATCCATATATGTTTTATCATTATTGTCATATTTCCACTCACATAGAAAGTTTCTCATTTCCTGTAATGTTTGGAAATCTCCCTTATGATTGTAATTTTCATCATACAAATGATACTTCATTATTCTGGCTCGATATATGATGGATCATTATGTAATTTAATCCAACGTGGAGGGATCAAATCTTTCATGTCATACATGTCATACTTAATTCCAAACCAAGGATCAGGAGCAACAACTTGCCAGTGTCTTTGGATAGAGTTTTTACCCATCTTGTCGCCACCTTTTTGTAACCATGCACCCCACCATGATAGAGATGAGTTGGCAATGATACCACCACCGCATAGTGTCATAAGGCATAGATCAATGTAAGGAACAGATGCACCATCTCCAAACTCCTCATAAGAGGCATCAGAGAATAGGAATCTATCTCCCTGTAACCAATCCTGTTTCTTACACCAATCAATAGTGTCAGAAACTACAATGACATTTTTATCTTCTGGGAACTTTGATAGTGCCTCAATATAATATTCTTTCTTACAAATAGGATGATACTCTTGTACCATCTGGTAAGACCATTTCTCTCCCCTTCTGCCTGTCACATTAGGATTACCTCTACGAACATGTAGGAAGATATTCTTATCTTGTCCACCGTTCTCTTCAATAAACTCTGTACAGGGTTCTAGATATTCTTTCTTGAATGTAAAATCGTATCTGATATCTGCAGCGATAGATTCAAAATAATATTCTGTTTGGAAGTTACCAGAGAAGTTAGTGTTGTCTTCACACTCATTATAGATCTTCTCATTGAAAGCCATGTCTCTATAGACTTCCTGTTTATGAAAGAATGGTTCTCCCTGATTTCGTGGGAGACATCCATATAATTCAAAGGCCTCAAACAAACCATAGTTGTCTAACCTATCTGCATCAGGGCCTGGAATTACCCAATCGAATCCACGATTGGCAGCTACCCCTCTTACGAAAGCATACTGAAACATTTGGTTTCCAAGTCTACCTTCGTTACCTAATCCTTGAAATGAAATTGCCATTATTTACTCCAATAGTGTATCTGCCAACGGGCAGGGACCATCATACTTGTATCAAGATGTGTCATGGCAGAACCATACCACTTCTCTGGGTCTGGTGCAATGATATTACCTCTACCATTTTGCAACCAAGCACCCCACCAACTGAATGAACTGTTAGCTATTATACCACCAGAACACAAAGACATCAAGCATAAGTCAACTTGTGGTAACAAAGTGTTCTGCATCTGTCCTGTACCATCTATCGTTTGATATTCATATCGCTCAGGATTATCATTGAAGATAAACCTATCGTTGTCAAAGAATGATTGATTCTTACACCATTCTAAATCATCTGTGAATACAAAACATGGAGTGTCTGGACTCCAAAATTCTAGAGCAGTCTCAAAATATGAGAGCGGGAGGATTGGGTGGAATTCTTCTCTTCCAATATTATCAGATTGACGAATATGAATGAAGATAGGAGAAGAACCCAAACTGGATATGAATTCCTGACAAGGCTCAAGAAAATCTTTTTTAAATGTGAAATCTTCACGGATCTGATCTGCAATGTGAACAAAGTAATCTTCTGTTTGAAGGTAGGCATCTATGTTGACACCATCTGTACAATAAAATAAACCATCATCAAAAGCATGTGTTTTTTCTTTGACGGTCATTGCATCATTGAATCCTAAATTCTCTGGTTTGCAATGTTTCATTTCAAAGGTATCAAACAATCCATAATTATCTTTATGGTTACAATCAGGTGGCGGAATCATCCACTGATACTGATTGTAATTTGCAATCCCTCGAAGAGAGGCATACTGGAACATTTGATTTCCAAGTCTACCATTACTACCAAGGCGATTATAACTAATCGTCAAAGATCAATCCTCCATGTTCTTTCATGTGCTTCACTACGACCCTTTACAAAGATAATATTATCTCCGTAATCCTCTTCCAGTTCCTCTTGATACTCCGCAATGACATCATCAATCTCTTGAACATATACTCTATGCCCGTCCTTTAGTAGATCTTCTACTAGTCTAAGTCTTGGACTTTCTATTACAAGATCACATCCTATCTTATAACCAATACTATCAATGAAGAAGGCAAGACCTTCTGTATTTCTTTCAACGCAGTAGTTTTTAATGAAGTCTGCGTGTGCCTCATTGAAATCATCAGTTACTTGTGGAAGACTATACTTAAGACCAACCTTATCTGCATAGTATCCTAAAGCACGGTTGTCACGAGGTAGACAAGGCCCACCAAAACCTAAACCGTAGTTCAAATATTTAGACCCGATTCTACTGTCTGCTCCTATGGATGAGAGAATGTTTTTGATCTCATCACCACACCCAGAGTTGTATAGAATCTGACCCATCATGTTAGCATAACTTATCTTGTAAGTTAGGAAACAGTTGATGCCGATCTTTGTAATCTCTGCAGCAGTATTAGACATAGGATAGAAGTTAACCTGACTATCCATGAATGAAAGATAGATCGCTTTGATCTTTTCAAATCCATCATCATCTCTACCACCACACAGAATCATATCTGCGTTCTTCATATCTCTGATGATTGTACCTTGCGCCACAAACTCAGGACTATAGAATACACTTATACCTCTTCCTTCTAATTTCTCATCTACCTTATCAACAAAGCCTGGATTGGTAGTGCAACCCACAATAAACTTCTTACCTTCTAGATTAGGTGCTCTGAGCAAATCACATACGACACTATCAACTAGACTACAATCATAACTACCATCATCTAAAGAAGGGGTAGGAACAAAAGTAAAAATAACATCAGAGGATTTAATAACATCTTGATTGTTAGTGGTGGCTCTCAGATGTTTTGACTCCATCAAGAGTTCTTCTACATCTGGTTCGTTACTGAATATTTCTCTAGCATTTATTTGTGCGACATAATTTGGTCTTACATCAGAAACATAAACATCATGACCAGCAGACTCAGCGAGAAGAGCGAAACAAATGCCGAGTCTCCCTGCTCCGATTACACCGATTTTCATTGTAAAATTAAACCTCTAGTTTGTACGTTGGAATAGGATCCATTTTATGTTTGTTTTGTGCATAGAACTTTTGAAGTGCTTCCAATCCAGGCCCTGCACCTGTCTCCATTGCCTCTTCTAATTGTTCGTATGATGCACCGATTTGATCTTCATCATTTCTACCATCTTCCCACAGACCATCTGTAGGTGTGGCAGTAATGATCTCTGGTATCACTCCGAGTTCTCTTCCGAGTTCTCTGACCTCCGTTTTATAAAGGTCTGCAAGAGGGGCGATATCAACACCACCGTCACCATACTTAGTATAAAAACCGACTCCATAATCCTCCACTTTGTTTCCTGTGCCTACTACTATACCACCTACATTGGCAGCGACATGATATAATGTCACCATTCGTAATCTAGATTTAGTATTGGCCTTCGCCATTGGATGTCCAGTATACTCCATTGTAAATTCCTTTGTCAAGTCTGTCATCAACTTGGCGTAAGTTTCGGAGAGATCTGCCTTCAATCTTTTCACATTAGGATAGTTACATTCTAACCAGTATAGATGAGAATCTGATAGTGTCTCTTGATCTAGATTTTGGTTAAGTGGCATCCCTATTGCATAAACTGGTCTACCAGTCTTTGCTGCAAGAGTAGAAGACACAGCAGAATCTATTCCACCTGATACTCCTACTACAAAACTTTTTACATTGTTATCATTGGCATACTTACATAACCATCCGACTACATCTATGGCCAATGATCGATAATCCGTTACTCGATTCATTTTTTAGTTGCTAGAATTACTGTGTTCTCATAATCACGACCCACATCAAATGTGTAGTCCGCTTTGATTTTCTCTATAAAATCATTATAGTAGTTTTCATTAAAATTGACAAGGTTGTATATCATATACACAAACTTAGAGTTGGTAATTATCTTATCATAATATGCCATTTGTGTAGGCAAATCACATTCAGATAGAGCATAATTACTGATAAAAAGATCTACATCTTTGATCTCTTCATACTCTGTACATGGAATACAAGTTACCTTATCTTTTAGATCAGGAAACTGATCCAAATACTTTCTTTGTAAAGCAGATACCTCTGGTAGATCTATCAAAACATATTCATCAAACTCACATACCTTACTTAACACTCTACACAATCCGCCATAACCACCACCTACTTCTACTACTTTACCAACAGGAGCACCATCAAGTAAAAATCCCATCTCAAAAGTATTCTTCATATATCTGAGAGTGGTGGGAGAAATCTGACCTTCCATGCCTGGATATACATGTGTCTCTGGATTACCAATCTTATCATTCTCTTTGAACGCCTCAAGATTATCCCACACTGCATCTTCATTCATATCCTTACAGATATTAAGATAGGCTTGTCCTTGATCCTTGAGTACATGTTCTAAAATAGTTTTGTACTTAGGATTAGATTTGAAATTTGCAAAGGCATCATCAGATGCTACAGCCTCTTTACATGCTTCAAGATATTCTACGGCAATTTGATCTTCTGCTTGCCATCCACTGCGGTCATCTTGAACAGCAGTGGCAGATACGTCAATGATTTCGCTCATTTTAATTGTGGTTTTTGTTGTCTAAGTGGGTCTAGTTGATAGAGATAATTTCCATACATGTAATCCTCTGCGACTCTCATGCACTGAGCAATCTCAAAGTTTTCTTGTATCACATCTTTCTTGGATTCATAATACTCTGGTGTGAGTTTTTCCCAAGGAATATTAACCCAAGGTGCAGCTGATTCTAAAAAGATTATACCATCTGGATTAAAATACTGTGCAACACCAGCCGTTCCATAATATACTGGTATTGTCCCACAGGCAAAACAATCTGTCAACTTCTCAGTGAAGTATGTTGGATAGTTTGCGTTCTCACAAGCAAAGGAGAACATGTAATCTTTTAATCCTGTGGACTTTTCTTTCAATGGTAACTCATGTGTCAATCCCCAACCATATAGATCTTCCTGTCCAAACTTATCTACAAATGCCTGAACAACTCTGAGTCTACGGCGATGTCCTTCCGTGTATCCTTTGTTGGATGCGATCATAGATACCAGTTTTGATTTCTTATAAACGGCTCTATCCATAACCCAAGGAGCAGCATTAGACAAACAATAGAGAAATTTACCATCAGGGCCAGCCTCAGTTGTGAGTCTCTGATCAGCAGTAAAGATCCCATCAACCCTACTAGCAACAAAATCATAATTTTCTTCTATAAATTTATATTGATCTGGGATAATTTCTCTTGATTCTAACAACCAAATAAATTTAGGTTTATCAGAATCATCTTCTAAAACTTTAAGTGCTTCTCCATTTACATATAGATTTACTAGACCAGTTCCATTACGAATCCATCTAGTAAAAACAGATCTATTGTTCGCTGATGTGGATGGTTCTAGAGAATCATTACAGAACAAATTTATTGGAAACTTTTGATCAGGACCAAGAACAGGAAAGTCCATACCGCCTGGATTTTGTTTTGCTTTTTCAACTGCAAGTCTAAGTGCTTCAGCCTCAGCATCATACTTATTCATAGTCCTTTTTCATCTCCTCAAATACTTTTTTCAAACCCTCTTTAACAGAGGTAGTGGGTTGCCAAAATTCTTTTATGTATGGGTCTGGTACATTTCTAGCATCCCTCTGCACCGAGTCCTTTTTCTCGTCTGGGATAACCGTGATTTTCTTTCCAATACTGAAGAATAATGATTTAATTTCTTCTGCAATTTCCAGAACAGTTGTATAAACACCAGTAGTAATATGAAGTTCATCGTCACAAGAGAGGTTGTCATATTCATCCATAACAGTTTCCAATGCCTCACAACAATCTTCTGCATAAAGAAATTCCCTCGCTTCAGTTCCGTCTGTCATCATATCTATGACACCAGTTTCAAATCCTTTACGAATGAAATCTGTAATGACATGTGCCTTGTCCATGTCTTTCTCGATACCATATACATTCCAGAACTTGACGATCAATCCACCAAGAGACTTAGTATAAAGTTCGCCAACTCTTTTCAATACACCGTAGGGAGAGTAAGACATATTACTCATCTGTGATGATGCAAATACAAATGGTTTCTTATACTTCTCTATTAGACCAAAGGCATTTGCCATAAGTCTAGTATTGTTGTCAATGAAATTAAAAGTATGTTGATATTTTTTAAGATAGTGTGAACCACCTACATCAAAGGCAAGAAAGTAAACAAAATCTGCCATATAAATTTTGGCTTCTAGTTCACCGTTTGGAATGACCGTCATGTCCTGATCAGGACCATTAGTAATATCAAACTCCATGACTTCAACATCAGCACACCTGAGATACTCGGTAAGATATGCTCCTACCTGACCACCTGATCCTAAAACTAAAATCTTACGAGTCTTTCCTTCAAAATAATCTACTTCATAATCCATGTCAGTAATAACAACCTCCATTAGAGCCAAGAAACATTATGTTTCTCATCAAAATTTACTAGACCTGTTCCACTCATATGTCCAACCTCTGTTACATTAATTTTAGGGAATGTAATTCTATTCCAGAAATCTTCAATCTCTGGCCATTGTGGTCCTATGTCATCAAGTAAAACTAAACCTTTCCATCCTTTTTCTTCTAGGTATTCAAACATCTCTTCCTCTGCTGTGCCATCATGTGGATCAACATCAATCATTATGATAGAAATATTATCGTAATCTAGAGTATCATCTTCACGGAAATCTTGAATCTTAAATTCAACATTATCTTTCTTAATACCAGAAGAGGCGCCCTGCTCTACTAGGTCATAACTTATAACTTTGTTTTTATCGTTATAAGATAATGCTAGAGCAGATCCGCCTGTTCTTGTACCAACATCTAAGATGGTGGTGTTATTAAATTGTTTCGATAACCAAGCATATAATCTATACTCACTCTGACCAGCAGTAAGCCAGTCATTTGCATTGAGTGATTGTTCTGCTAGATGAGATACATCTAGAGTTTTGATTGCATCCTTATCAAGTTTGATAGTTTTCTTAGATACTTTCGGCATGTTCTAGTTCCTTTGATGTAATTTCAACTACGCCATGTTGGCGAGATTTAATCTGTTCAGAGATCCAAGCATAAGTCTTGGCAATTCCTTCTTCAAGAGTCTGTGAATAATCCCATCCAAGTTTCTCTCTTACAAGATCGTTGTTTGAGTTACGTCCACGAACACCTAGAGGTGCATCAAGTTTGTGTGCCTTTCTGACAACCTTTCCTGATACTCTTGCTGCAGTTTCTACCAACTCATTGATAGTAACCATTTCTTCCGATCCTATATTTACAGGGCCTTGGAAATCAGAGTGCATCAATCTATAGGTTGCTTCAATACATTCGTCGATGAAGAGGAAGGATCTTGTCTGCAAGCCATCACCCCACACCTCAATCGTTCCTCCCACTGCTGGGAGTAACGCAACCTTGCGGCAGATAGCTGCTGGAGCCTTTTCTTTTCCTCCATCCCATGTTCCTTCGGGACCGAAAATGTTATGGTAGCGAGCAACGCAAACAGGTATATTATAGTTACGGTTATAAGCGAGATATAATCTTTCCGAGAAGAGTTTTTCCCATCCATATTCGGAGTCAGGGTTAGCAGGGTAAGCGGATTCTTCACGGCAATCTGGGTTGTTAGGATCTAATTGATTATGTTCTGGGTACATACATGCAGAACTAGAATAGAATATCTTTGTTTTGTTTACTCCCAACAATCTATTCAGTGTAACTTGTTCGTTCAATACATTTAGATTGATTGAAGCAGAGTTGTGCATGATATCAGCAGAGTGTTCATCCGTAAAGATGTAACCAGCTCCACCCATGTCTGCAGCAAACTGATAGATCTCGTCAAAGGAATCTCCTTCAACATCTAATGCTGTTGCAACCAAACCTACATCTCTCAAGTCACCTTGAATGAACTCGTCTGCAGCACTCATAGTGAAATCGGGGTACTTTAAATCTACGCCACGAACCCAATACCCTTCTGATCGTAATCGTTTTACCATGTGACTTCCAATGAAGCCGCCTGCACCCAATACTAGTGCTGTTTTCTTATTCATACAAGTTTAAAATAAACTTCACCTTATTTAGTGTATCACACACTGACGGTTTTCGCAATAACCGTATCTAAAATGTTAACGGTTGGAAACCAACCAAGTTCCATGAGAGGTTCTATATTAGCACACAACTCATCGGGTTCATTAGGTGTGTCCTCCTTGATAGGAAGATGACCCATACCCATGGCATTGGCCAAATCTATCACAGAAGTCATCTGTCCTGTTCCTACATCTATTGTTCCTGTAAATGAACTGGGAATCAAGGTTGCAATCGCTCTGACAACATCTAGTACATGAACCCAATCTCTCTTATGTCTTGTGATATATTTTGCAGTTCCTTGTTTCAACATTTCATATAACATATCATCTCTACTTCCTTCCTCTGCCCATACATTGAAGAACCTCATACCCACACTGTTAGGTGGAGCCTGTATCTCATTTACTTTCTTTGTTATGGCGTAGGGATTCTGCCACCAACTATATGCACCAGCAGAACTTGCATACAACAACCTAGTATTATACTTTCTGCAATAATCAAATATGGGTTTAGATTTTTCAACGTTGTTCTCCCAGAATTTATCAGGATTATCTACACTATCTCTAAGTGCGGCGTAGGCTGCTAGATGAATTATAAGATCATAGTCCGCACATCCAACATCTACAAAGTTTTCTATGTCGTCTGGTCTGTCTAATCCATCAACATCAAAGATGTCACTCAGAAAATCAAAGACATGACTGCCAATGAAACCTTTATGACCTGTGACTAATACTTTCATTTTCTTTTCTTTCTATGGCGTGCAATCCAATTTCTTGCGGTGTCATCATTGAGAGCCGTGTGTAGGATCTCTCCTTCATATACTATCACTCTTTTCTTTTCTCCGCAAGGCACTGCTGCATATCCATCCTTAGTAAAGAAACCTTTCTTGGTATCTTTATAAAAATTGTAAATTGATCTTAGTTCTTTTTCTTCTGGAGTCATAATACTTTGATTGTCAAATGATTATTACAATCCCCAAAGAACTTACCATCAAGATTGTAATTGAATGAGATACTATATCTTTCCAAGTTAGAATTGGAGGGAGTAACATAGTGATCTAAGTGAGCGGGAAAAAGAAATATACCACACTCCTGTGGTTCAAATCTCTTCTCAAAACTATTGAGATCGTCATAGCCAGTTACAGATGGTTCCCAATGACTTGTGATCCAAGTGGCATTTCTAGTTGAGAAAACTATGTCTCCACTATCCTCTGGAGTTTGTAAATAAAAGACTCCAGCAAACTGAGTATTGTTGTGACGATGTTCTGCAATATAATTTCCCTTCCTTTGTAGATTACCCCATGAATTGATTCTTTTCAACCCATGCTTTGTTAAATCAATCTGTAACATCTTAGCATAATTATGAACCTCTTCCGTTATCTTCTTTTCTAACTCCTTCAACTCTGGTCTAATGAGAAGATCTGCTTCTAATTTTGTTGTCTCCCCATTGAGCCTATTGACTATATCTCTATCTGGAGCCCACTCCAACTCCGACATAAAATCTAACATAGACTTGAGTTCAGATGGTCTAAAGTCTAAGACATTCTGATACACTGGTGTAGGAAAAAGAATGTGTAGATCAGACATTATGAATTCAAACTTTCCATATATTGTTTATCAAGTATGCCTGCTGTATTAACTTGTTTAAGTCCTATGTTTCCCTGCCACCAACCAGTAGCAATATACTTGTTTGTCATAGGAGGATTACCTCTATGCAAATGAGTATAACTTCCAGGCCATATTAGTATAGTCCCTTTACTTGGTTTTACTTTTAACTTCTGATATAAAAATTCTGTCTCTCCTCCTTCCTCTACATCATTTAGATATACCATCCACGCCATAGTTCTACTTTCTAAATTCCAATTCACATTCTCAGCATGAAACAAATGATAACCCTGAGTTGGTTCTGTCTTCTGAAGCAAAACTAAGGAACTTACATAACTGAAATTGCCTAGGTAAGTGTATTCATTGATATAATGAAACAAACAATTCTGAACATACTCCATCAACTGATGAGATTCACTAGGAGAGAATCCATCTAAGCATATCTGTTTATCTTTTACATGACTAAAGTTTCTTTTGAAATCTGTAAACTCTGCTTTGTCCATGTAGTCTACAAGGAAGTCACAAAAGCGTGGGTCTACTGCGTTCTCATATATTCCAATAAAATCTCTATGTTCAATTCTTAATTTAGAATCAATTTGTTCTTCCATAATTACCAAAGTCTAAGTGGGCAGTGTGCAGCTGAAAACTTGACCTTGTTTACTAGAAAACAACCACACTCGTTGCATTTCATACGATCAGGATCAAATCTATTGCACTCTCTACATATATCTATTCTAGCTTTTTTCACCTCTGGAGGAACGATTAACATTCCATTGAAAACGAAACCCTTAACTATATCATAGGCAGTTTTTGTGATGTTTTTTGCCTGATCTGGTAGAGATGGTTCGTCATTCATCTTTATTAAACTCGTACTTCCACTTATATATTGTTACATATTCAAATGGATTAGTAAAATCCCTTTCCTCGATTACTTTAGGTTTAGACACTCTCTTTTCTAAAGGTGGAATCCAATCGTGTGGAGGACAAATGGTAGGCCCACCATCCAATCGAGGACTACATGCGATAAGTATTTCAATCATCTTTGATGTAACATGGAACTCCAGCTGGATCTAACCATTTTGTGTATTCAAAATCTTGAATAGCTGTTTTCATCTGCATCCAATTATCACAAAGGTACATATCTTTGTAACCATTGTAATTATTCCACTTCTGAATACGATAGTCTGGTTGACCATTCTCAAGGAGGTCAGGCATTTTTACATACCTGTACGGATCGTTTTGGCGAATCACTTCAATCATAATAAAATAGCATATACTTTATTATATACAATTTATTATTCTAAGTCAAGCACCATCATCATGATTCCACATATATTCTATGTCCTTAGCCTGACCAGAATCAATAACTGGTTTAAGAACATTTTTATCTGGAACCAATGCTATCTGACCATCAGGAGTGTCTAGTAAGAAAGTCTCACCAGCCTGAGCTCGATCAACTATCTCACTAAAATTTTCCTCCAGATACTTCAGACTTATGATTTTCATCTCATTTAATACGCAGTATGATCAAGTGGATTATTTTTTGATTTTGGTTTCTTAGGTGCTGGTGTATTATCTAAGTACAATCCCTTATCAGTGGCATCATTTTCTTCTTTGATGTGATCTATCTGATCTCTGTTCTTTAATAGATCAAGCATCTGTTGTGCATGAGTGAGTTCAAATGGATCTTCATCTAAGTTATCCCTAGTTCCTTTTCCATCTGGTGTCTCTTCCTCAAGATAAACCATTTGTATATTGTTCTCTACCAAAAGAACCCATCTCCATGCTCTCTTACCCATTCCCTTATTGTACATTTCAATAGCGCATTGTGATGCAGCCATTCCACCTTGGTTGGCAAGTCTCAATACATATGCACCATTTCCATCTGGTAACATTTTGCATTTCTTGATCTTCATAGACTTGAACCATTCTTCCATAACAAATGCGTCATTCATTGACAGGATGTAAATCTCATCAACGATAGTTTCTTTCATGAAGGTGTCGTAGAGTTTTTCATACTCCTTGACCATCTCTGTACATGGAGGTGTGAAAGCGCCACACACAGAAACTATGAGAACATCTTTATCTGCAAAAAGATCATGAACTGCTTTCTTTACTAATTTTCTTTTAGCACCTTTCCCACTTAAGAAAAACAGTTCAGCGTTTGGTAACAAATTCATTTCTTTAAAAAATAACTTTCATGTATATTATGTATGCCAGTATATTATAAGACATTTTCGGTTATCCGTCAACCTTTAACAATAGTTCAAACTCTTTTAATATATCCGCTTCTGGATCGTGGTCTTTGATATTACAATACTCCAACCACCTAAGAGTTGTCTTGTCTGGTTCATCTAAACCTCTGGCATAAAGTATAGTATCAACTCTATCAATTAAAGTATTGAATAGGTTTACTATGTGTTCAGAACGTTCTCCTATCACACTTTGAATTTCTTCTCTTGATACATTAATTTTGTACATTTGAAATTCATTACCATATATCGAATGGAAAAGGCCTGCTTTAACCTCATCCATAGGTCTACCATAGTTGTATAGTAAACCAGAAACTCTTATAGAGTGAGACAATAGATCATCATGGAGATGAGGAATCCTATCAGCACCAAGTTTGATCATGTAGTTTATGTAATCATCCACTGAGATTCATTGTAAGGGATAGTCGAGGTTCTTTATTTTCTGCAACAGAGTGCATGGTTCCAGCTGGTATGATTAAAACATCAGATGGATCTACCTCTTGAGATTTTCCATTGATGATCCATATACAAGTGCCATAAATTGGTTTCACTATAACATGGTAATCATGATTGTGTGGATCAAAACTGGCTCTATGTTTTGTAGTGCCAGCACTCAGATACATGTTAGCATTGGTTTCTGATCCTTTGTATTCATATAATTTATCGTCAAGAGATCTAAGTTCTGAGGTAAGATCCATTATGTTACTCAAGAGACTAGTGAATCCGAGATCATATAATCTCTTCCACCTATCATAATAAATGTAACCTCTAGAATCAAAAAATCCATTAGATTTTTTTTGACATTGATTTATAACTTCCAATGCTGGTTCTGGCCATCTATATTTTATCTGTAGTAAATCTAATATCCCATCTTCATCTAAAGTAATTTCATGATCTTTTATAATCTGAGCTGCACCCTCAAGATAAGGCATGAAGTCAGGAACTGGTGGTTGTTGCCACGTTGGATAACTATTCAAAATAATCCTTCCTGTAATATCTTCCTAAAATGTTGCTATTATAATATGCTGGTTCTCCATTGTCAAGAGACTCCGTTAAGACATCATGGCTAAACAGTTGTCTGGTCTCTTCATAGTTGGTTTTCCCCAAAGTAGTATGGAGTGACAAGATCTCTCTGGAAAAATTATCCTTTCCGTAGGCGGATACGTCGGCTTTGAGTTCGGGGGACGATCCATAATACTTCTTCCAATCTGATTCGCTAGTGACTCTTCTCTTGCCTCCCTTAGGCTTGCGTTTCTGTACAAAGTACTTTCTGCCGATGTACTTCTTACCTGTTGTCTTATTAGTAATGAGGTAGACGTAACCGAAGAAATCGCCAATGTCGTCAGAAGTAAAAGGTTTACCCTCATATAGCCAGGGGTTTTCGTAAACTCCTCCTTCAACCATTTCATGATTTTCATATCTTTACACTATGTATAACAGGTTTTTCATTCCTCAAAACGTTGTATAGATCTCTGTTTTCAGATGCAGATACAGGATAGAACTCAGCACTGGCATCGAATCCATCATACCTTTTTGCTTGGTTGATTACGATAGAACCCTCCTCTCCTGATTGTGATCTGTGAAATGTACCACGAGGTATCAGTAGAGCGCCACTCTGTCTGGTAAGATTGACAAGATGATATGGATACTTCCATTGTAGATTTACTAATTCAAATGTCCTTGACCCTTGAACCACTCTATTATAATCGTCTTGAAAACTGTGAATATAAAATGACTTTGCACCTACACAATCATCTGGTGGTGAGGTGGCAGATCCCTCATGGATTACTAGGTCTGCTGCGTTAGATTCCTCAACAGATATATCATAGAATACAACAGCGTCTGTCTCTCTAAAGATTCTATGTTTTATAAACTGGACTTCGTTCATGTTAGTTTTTTCCAAGTATCTTCCCAACCTAAGACTTCTACTACCGTACCTAATTTATTTTTCTCAATCGCATCTGCTAGTGGTCTGTCATTCCCATGTGGATCTAACCTGTCTCCAAAGAACACTACATCACCGTCCATAAAGTCTCTGATGATCTGACTCTTATCACTTCCTTTACTTGATATATCTACGCCTGTTATACCACCAACAAAGGCTTGTAAATCAGGAAACTTTTTATTGAATCTCTCTGCTATTCCTTTCCTCTCTTCTTTTATAGTATCCCAATCACTATACACTAATCTTTCTGTCTGATTGGCACCTCTACCAACAATACTAAAATTTACACAACCTGGCCTTTCCTCTATGTGAGTTCCTGTTCTGACAGGGAAAGTACTTTCAAGTAATTCCTCATTTAGATGTTCTCTTGCATCTAGTGGCAGTGTCCAAGGATTAGTATAGATGGAAATGTCGCCTTCATATACATCATTGCCAGCACAATTATACACCCTCTTACAATTACAATAGAGAAGGTGTGTGATTTGTTCTATAGTCTTATCCCTATCGCTTCCTGTGACGAGATAGACCTCGTTTGCAAGAGCAAAACTGTTAAAGAATATTAGAAAGTCTGGATCAATTTTCTTTCTGCTGGGAGTGAGAGTCCCATCAACGTCAAAAATATATTTCATAATGTGATTATAATGTTAATTACTTATCTTGTCAACCTATTCTCCGCCGCCGTTTCCTCCACCATTTCCACCGTTGCCGTTACCACCATGACCGTTCCCATTGCCACCATTACCGTTCCCATTGCCATTAGAACCGCCTTTTTTACCATTAGATTCATCTTCTTTGTTTTCTGGTTTTAGATACCCACCATAACCTATTTTATATCCTTTGGGAATAGGTTTACACTTTTTGTCATCATTACAATAATATTCTCCCTCACCACACTTCTTCTTTTCCTCATCCATAGGTAAGAAGTTTACATACTTGTTATGTTGTTTCTGTTGTAAAATCTTCTTTGCAATCGCACCAGCATCTCTACCTGTTGTCTTAGGAGCTGGCTTCTTATTTGATCCACCACCTAATACAGATACCTTTCTCTTGATTGTTGAGAGCATAGTCTCACTAAGAATTTCACCATTCTCAGGTTCAAAAGAACAGTTCCACTTACGAAGTGACTTATTGATCCTTGAATCTGGATCTCTTGCAGTCTTAGCTGAGGTAAGTTTCTTTTTCATACCTTTCATTCTCTTACAGAATGACTTTCTTCTCTTCGCTGCCTTAGATCCTTTCTTCAACTTAGATGGTTTTGTTGTAACCGCAGTCTTAAGTTTTGAGCCTGGGTTTGCAGCACGATATGATGCAACACCTTTTGCATTAAGTCCACCTGACTCACTTTTGCCTGCCTTTCTCTGCCATGCTGGTGTTCCTTCTACCAAACTCATGTCAGGTTCATAATTATCAGTAAAAGTTACAGGCATCGATACAGTTCCCTTGCCTGGAACATACTTTGTAGTTCTAGGATTCTTAGGATCATCACTCTTAAAATCTTTATGAAGTTTATTATATGCCTTACGAGACATCTTAACATCTTCTTTCCTCATTTTTTTCGCAACCATATCACGTTCTTTCTTTTCTCTCTTTGCGATAGCGATTGCTGCCTGTTGTGCTGGATTTACTGCTTCTGATGTTGTGGTAGTATGTTGTTCATCAGGTGTATTCTTTTTGAGGTTCTTTTCTTTTTCTTTCTTAGAAATTTTTGGGCCACCTACTGGATCACCGTACTCATCTCTCTTAGTTTTCTTGACACCTCTTCTTGCTTTATGATCTTCTTGTCTAGCTTTCATTGCATTTAAGCCAGGAGCTCCCTCCTGTCCTTTGCTCTTCATATATTTTTTAGTTCTCTCTACATTCTTTTCACCCTGTCCTCTATAATAATCTTCACGAGTAAACTTCATACCCTTAGTTGCTTTATCCTTAAGTTCCTGACGTTTCTTAGGATCCATATTCTTTTCATAGTCTGCTAACTTCTTAGCATAACTAGGGTCATCCATTTTTTTGATTTGCTTTCTGTCTTCTTTATTGGGGCCTGTATATTCAACTGCTTCTTTACGAGTCTTCTTTTTCTTCACACAGTTTGGATATCTCTTACCAAACATGGTCTTCATACCTTTCTTCTCATATCCATCCCAACAATCTTCTGCGATCTCAGGCATAAAATCTTCTATAACCTGTGCTCCTTTAGGATTATTATTTTGAGCCGACATTCTCTTAGCTTCTTTTTGTTTCTGTGCCAATCTCCTCTTCTGTTCTCTCTGAATTCTATTCAACATGAACTTGTTAGATGGAGAACCATCCTTACTCATGTCAGTAAACTTTTTCTGTAGTGCATCTAAGTTCTCATCAGATTGTCTCTGCATCTTAGAGTCTGACATTTCTAAGACGATTGATAGAAAATCTTCTTTCACTGCTTTTTTCTTATCTGTACTAACATATGTAGGTTTTGCTGCACCTGACTTGGACTGTTGATTAGGATCTGCTGCCTTCTTTCTTCTTGCTGCAGACTGTCTTTCAGACTTACTCATACTTGCACGTTTTGATGATGATACACACTTAGGAGTACCCTCACCTGGCTCATCACTTGCACAAGTTCCACCTGTGACCACGTTGACCCAACCACCTTTTCCGTCTTTGGATTTAGAACCTTTGAACCAATCACGAAGAGAACCCTCTACCATGCTCATGTCTGGTTCAAAAGAATTGAATTGACCCTCTGGTTTGTTCATTCTTTTTATAGTTTCTCTGGAGACTGGTTTCTGTTTTTTAAACTTATTTGCCTGTACATTTTGTTGGACAGTTTTTTCCGATGCTGCCATTGTCTCATCTTGAGTGCTTTCTTTGACAGCACCAGCCTTAAATCTATTCCTTTCGGATACAGATCTAATTGCCATCTTGAGTTTATTTTTTACTGAATAAGGATTTTCTTTTTTAATTCTAGTAGGATTCTCTTTACTTATTTCATTTATGACTTCCTCTTTTTGATATTTTGAAGTCTTACGCCCTGCTTTCTTATCATCAGTTTTTCTCATTTTACTACTAGGAGTAGTGATTTTATCAAGTTGTCTACCAATCTTACCACCGATTTTAGAACCAACATAACCACCAGCAATTTCACCCGCTGGTACTAATATAGGAGCACCATCTGGAACTAACATACCAGCAGCACCACCAATAGTACCACCAGTAAATGCACCTATTTTTTCAAACTTACCAGCTCCTACTTGTTTCTTTGGATTTCCCTTCTTCGCACTTGCAGCTGCTTCACCACCCTTCTTAAGAGCAGCTTTACTAATTTCTTTCTCTGCCTTCTGTGCTGCTCTACCACCTTTCTTTCCACCCACTCTTACACCAGCATCCACTATTGCACTGTACTTTCCTCTCTCGTTAATATATTCTACCTCTTCATTCTTAGGACGGCAATCATTAACGAGTTTACCTCCTTTCATTTTCATACCCACCTTCTTGTGAGTCTTCCAACATTCTTCTACGGATTTCATAGGTGTTCTGGGGATAACTACAGGTTCCATCATTTTTTTCTTAGCCCAATCATCTGGAACCATAAGATGTTTGGTTTTAAATGCCATGTGTAGAACAGTGGTGTCAATGCCATTGTCCTTAGCAATCTTTTTCATCAATTCATCTACCTCATCATATGTGGGGTAGTCCAATTTAACTAGACCATCTTCTAGTTCCTTGACATAATCTTCTTTGATTCTTTTTTGACTAACCATCCAGTTATCATCTTTCTTTTCACCTTTGTTTTTCTTTTCTCCTCTCTTCATTTCATGATCAGCAGTGCGATTAATATCTGGAAACGGAACAGCATTTTTTGAACCATAGTCTCTGATATTCCTTCTCTCCTTCTTCTGATCTGTAGTCAAACCCTTTTCGGATTTTACAGCTTCTTTTATTTTCTCAGGTAATCCTTTATGTTTAGTTGATGCCATTTTTTTAGAATCCTTATCACTTATGCTGGAAGCAGCTCTTTGAATCTCAGGCGTTTTTTCCCCCTTGAAAACACCCTTTTTAATCGCTCTAATAATTCCGAAGAACCTTTGTTGTTTTTTTGAGACTGCTGGCATGTCATGTACCTAATCCTCTTCCTGATTTCATGTTCTCTTTACTACCATATCTCGCTCTTGTTTCTACATATCCTTTTGTATCACTACCGTAACCCATCTCTTTAGCATCTTTCTTGAGTTGTTGATTTGCCTTATGTTGTTTGAGATACTTACCTTCACCGTCAGTCTTCTGACCTTTAACTTTCTTCTGTTGATTACTACCACTTCTCATGATAGCACCCTTGCCATACTTGTCTGTGATGGACTTCTTCACTGCATCTAGAACGGTATCCCTAGATGTTGATGGTGGTTTCTTAGTTCCACCTTTGTCGTAACCCATCTCTTTCTTGAGACGAGTGGCCTCTTGAAACTCTTGAAAATTCTTCACTTTTTGTTTGCCTCATGCTTAGGGTTCTTCTTAGGATCTTTTAATTCTTGTCTCCTAGAACTATGATGATCTACCCTTTTACCCATACTCAATTTGTAACGAGGAGTCTTCAAAGGTGTCTTTCCATCTTTTTTCGTAGTGATCTTCTCATCTCTATTCTTACGATGTCCTTCAGCACCAGTATCACCTACACTCTTAGACTTGACAGGGTTTTTCTTGTCACTAGCATATCCAAATGGTTTTGATCCGCCACCTGTTTGTGGTCCACCTTGAGTTTCTAGACTCTTATTTCTACTGACTGATGCCTGTGATAGATTGTATGCAGCTCTTTCATTCTTCTCTACACCTCTTCTACCACCTTTTCTATACTCACGAGAACTTCTTCTCTGCTCACCTTTTTTTTTAGCAATAGCATAGAACTTATCTGACATATCCTTATTCTCATCTAATAACCCAAGATCACTTCTCCAATCAGAGAAATCTTCTTTCTTACTACTGTTACCCCAGTTCTTTGCACCTTTCTTACGACACTTAACTAACGCTCCAGAAGCATATGCAGAAGGCCAAACACTGTAACGTGACTTTACTTTATGATAACAAGCATCTTTCTTACCACTACCCTTTCCTTTCTTATCTTTTGCTTCAAAAAGTGCATCTATAATTGATTCTTGTGATGAGAAAAGATCATTCTCATTGATAAATGTTTCAACTAGATCTTCTTTTGTCCATCTAGAAACATCATACCCCTCTTCTACTAATCCATTTTTCCAATTTTCAAATCTCTCGATATAATCTTCCTTTTCAATGAGTTTAAATGCTTCCCACTCGGCTCTGAACGTACCTTCATTATTTTGTCTCATCTGTTCTTCCTTCTTTTTCTTTCTACGATCCATAAGAGCTTTTGCTCCAAGGATAGCAGCACCAGTACCCAACGCAATTTTAGCACCAGTCTTAACTTGGCCAGGTAATTTATCAGCCATCTTATTAAGTTTATCTACTTTCTGTATTGCACTTGAGATAACTTTTTTACCTTTTTTTACTACCTTACTAGTGGTTTTAATTGGTGCGTTTATGTTCTTCGCAGTATTATTCATCGTTTTCAAAAGACCACCTTCCAATTTGCCAGGTTTATTTTTTCCTGATCTTACATTTGGATTATTAGATGACTCTGGAGGAGGAACAAACTTATTCCAAGCATTTTGAATGGGATTACCAGTGTCTTTAAGTGCTTTTTTAGGTGTAAATGCTTTTTCTCTGTTCTTTGTTAACTGCTCTGGTGAAGATCCTCTTCTTTCAGCCACAAACTCTTCATTCTTACTCTTAGCATTTGAATGATGTGATGGATCACCAAATGCAGGGTTGTTTCTATACTCTGGTTTTTTCTTTTTCTCTTCGTCCTCTAACTTCTTCGCTTTCTTGTCAAGATAATCTTTCATGGCACCACCAGGCTTTCCTGTACCTTTGGTAAGACCATATTTTGTTCCTTCTTTATAAATTGAAGAGTATGCTTCAGATAAATTCTTGTCCATTTTCAACGGATACAGTATAGCTATCATAACGTATTTATTATATCAATAAATAGAAGACAGGGACTCTATAATTTTTAGCTAAATGGCTCGTCAGGGAATATTTACTGGATTCACACCGAACGATGGACTGGGAGATTCCCTAGCCTTAGGTGCAAGTAAGGTTAATGCAAACTTTACAGAGATATATCAAACCTTTGGTGACGGAGATAATCTTAGTGCCAATGCAGGGAGTGCTGGTACTTGGACTAAGGCAGGGAACTCAGGAATATACACAAGTAAGAACGTAGGTATAGGCACAACTGATCCTAGTGCAGCTTTATTTGTATCAGGTAACGTTCAATTAACAGGTATTACAACTGGAACATTCGTTGGAGATGGTTCTGGTCTAACTGGTGTGACTGCAACAGGTTCTGGTGTTGTCATTAAAGATAGTGGTGTACTAGTTGGTGTTGCACAAAGTCTTAACTTCGATAACAACTTAGATGTTACACAGGTATTTGGTGGTAATGTCACAGTTTCTGCTGCTGACACGGTAGGATTTGCATTTACTTCTGGATTTTCTACTACATCTGCATACGCAGACTCTTCTGGAATTGCTACTAGATCAGCAACAACTGGATTCGCTGACACAGCAACCTTGGCAATCAGTGCAAACTTTGCCACAGTCGCTGGTATTGTAACATACGCATCAGCATCTGGAGTTTCAACTAACTCAGGAGTAGCCGAGTATGCAAAGGTAGCTGGTATCGCATCATACGTTGCCAATGCAGGGTTCTCAACCATGGCAGGGTATGCACATACAGCAGGCATCGCCTCAGTCGCACAGAATTTAACAGGAACTCCATCAATACTTGTCGATAATATTAATGGTACTGGAATTGTAACCTTCCCAGGCCAAGGCAGTAAGATGCGTTTCGACTTTGACGCAACAGGTGATCTACCCTCTGCTACAAGTTGGAGAGGTATGTTTGCTTATGCAAACAACCTTAAGAGAGCATATGTTTCAACTGGAACCACAATGGGTGGTTACAATGGTTGGAGACAGATACTTCATCAAGACATGTATGGCAACTACTTTACTGTAGGTGTCGTAACTGCATCTAAGTTTGCTGGTGATGGTTCTGAACTTACTAACTTACCATCAACAGATAGTATATGGAGATCGAATACAACTGGTATTCACACGTTGACCAGTGTTGGTATTGGTACTACCAACAATGAAGGATACAAACTCAAAGTTGTAGGTAATATGAGACTTGCTGGTCGTTTAGACGGCACTGCAACAGGTAATATTCTACCCCACTTATGGAATAATTATAGTGATCTACCATCAGCGGGAGTAAATCATGGTCAATTTGCACACGTTAATGAATTTGATAAGGCATACTATGGTCATAAGGAAGAGATAACAGTTCAAGTTGCAGTCGGCACAGACACTGTGGGCGGTCAAGCAACAGGTGTATTCTACTTTAATGGTGTAGAAAAACCAGATCAATTCCCCATAACAAGAGGAGCGACTTATCTGTTTGATCAGAATGATGCTTCAAATGCCAACTATAATAATCAGGCTCACCCACTCATGTTCAGTCTGACAGAAGATGGAGACTTGATACCAGGCGGAGCTCACTATGATCCTACCACTACAGTTTACAGACTAGATGGTGTCGAAAAAACCATGGCAGAATACACCAGTGGTTTTTCTACTGCTACTACTAAGACTGTACACTTTACACCTCCAGCGTCTGCACCTAACACACTTTGGTATTGGTGTCACTTCCACACAGGTCAAGGAAATAGATTAGCACTCAATAATAATGCTATAGGTTGGAGAGAACTTGTTAATAAAAATGCTGATACTACTGTAGGAACAGGAACTGAGAACTATAATATTGGTGTTGTAACTGCAACATCATTCGCTGGTGACGGATCTGGTATAACTGGAATCGCAGTCACATATACAGCGGTAGCTGGAGTCGCAACTCTGGCAGAGGGGTTAACTGGAATTCCTAGTTTGAATGTTGGTGTTGTAACTGCTCAAAGTTTTATTGGTGATGGTTCTGGAATAACTGGTGTTACTGCATCTGGTACAGGTATCATAATCAGAGACGATGGCACACTTGTAGGAACCATTGGTACTATTAACTTTGGTACAAATCTATCCGTATCTGCTGCATCTGCTGGTGTTGTAACAGTCACCGCATCAGGTGGTGGTGGAGGTGGTGGTATCGCTGGTATGGTATATCAAGAAGAAGGATCTACCGTTGGTACTGCACAAACAGTTAACTTTATCGGATCTGCATGTACAGTAACTCATAGTGGTGGAGTTGCAACTGTTAACTTGGCAGGAGCAGTTCCTTTCACAGGCCCTGCAGCAAATATAACTGCACTTGATATCACACAGTATGAGACTGCATATGGTTGGGGCAATCATGCAAGTGCTGGATATCTAACAAATATTAATAGTCAAAACTTAGGTGATCTATCTAATGTTTCTAATGCGGGCCCAAGTGTTAACAATGTACTAACATGGAATGGATCATCATGGGTTCCATCTGCACCTACAGGTGGTGGTGGAAGTGGTGTTATCATCAAAGAAGAGGGAACTAATGTTGCATCAGGTGTAACATCAATCAACTTCGTTGGATCTGGTGTGACTGCAACGGCATCTGGAACTGATGCAACTATCACGATCACTGCAACAGGTGGTGGTGGAGGAGTTTCTACTACTGGATTCGGAACATTCACTGCATCTGCTGGTGTTGAACAACAAATAGATTCATTCCCAGTCGCTAGTTACTCAAGTGCAGAATACACATTCATGATTGGTATAGGAACATATAGACAATCACAGAAAGTTCTAGTAATGCACGACGGAGTTACAGCATACTCACAAGAATATGCTATCATGTTCACCCCAGAACAACAGGTATCCATCGCTGCAACAGTAAGTAGCACCAATGTCTTGGTTAAGTTTACACCTGAGGCTGGAATATCTGGACTAACAACATACAGATTCGTTAAGACCTTAATTCAAGGACTATGATTCATACTAGTACGAACACTCTTGATAGGACAGGGTTGGCTGTCAAACCAACTGGAGCTGATGATAAGAAAGCATACTCCATCAAGTGTTATACCAAAGATGATTGGGTATTCATTCACGAAGAACTAGAGAAAGATGGTTCACTGGAGGATAATATTCCAGATCCATCTATAGTGTGTCCCGACAAGAAAGAACACAGTGATACCAGAGCAACTTACATGTTGACTGATGCGGAAGCAGAAGATCTAAGAAAACATGAGAAGGTGCAGTGGGTGTGTATTGACTATGACGTTTACCCAGGCAACTATTCTCCAGATCCAAAAGATATTGTCGCTGGTGTAAGGAGGTTTGGTAGATTTAATAAGACAGTATCTAACTACAGAGCATGGAATACTGCACCATCCACACCACCTACATCTCAGGCTGGTATAGGTGCATCAGATAAGAACAGAACTGGATATCAAATACTGAGACACACACAAAAAGAAAATCCTTGGGATGCAACATCCACTGGACTGACTGGATCTGATCATATAATAATAGAGACAGAACCAAAACAATTAGGTGACGGAACTGGCGTAGATGCAATCGTATCTGATGATGGTTTCTGGATTGCACACCCAGAATTTGTAACAACTGCCGATGATCCTGTAGGATGGTCAACAGGAAACGCATTGACATGGAGTGGTATATCTACAACACCAGGCACATGTGGTGTTCTAGATGTAGTTCTTGATGGCCCATATTATATTGATCCAGACTGGTTCAATGCAGATCCAGACAATAGATTAACTCAACGTTGGGACGGTACAACAGTTCCAGTAGAATCTGTTGCAAGAGCATGGTGGTCTAATTCTAGTCAAAGATCAGTGGGATTCTCTACTATAGGGACCACAAATGGTATTAGTGGTTCATATACAAGAGATAATTGCAACGGTACTAATACTTCAAAACCACAAAATAATTCTGATCACGGAACTCAATGTGCTGGTCAAGTATTTGGTAAGAACTATGGTTCAGCATACAATGCCAACAAATGGGTTATCAATGGTATAGGGGGATCTAATGCTGGAATCAATGGTAGTCAGTTTGATGTACAGAAACTATTTCACTTGTATAAACCCAACTATGATAGACATTCTGCAATAACTGGTAGAGAAAATGATACAAAAAATCCCACAACATCAAGTAATAGTTGGGGATATAGATCAAGCAGTATTCATACCACTGGATATTATTGGTATAGACCATCAGCGATAGACGGAACTGTAACTGGTGTGTCATATAACAGTGGTAGTGAACCAGCTTTCTTTGATCTACTAGGTGCATATGGTGATGGTAGTAGATGTAAAGGTGAGATGATAGACAGTTCTGTCACCGCAGCTGGTGATGAGTTAGCTGAAGCGGGAGTCATATTCATTGCTGCAGCTGGTAACAGTAATCAGACTCAAACAAGTCCTGGCGATCTTGATTTTGATAACTATTGGTCTACATCTTCTCAAGGTGATAGTGTCTCCTTACAATCTGCAACTCATTTTGAATTTGGTTTACAATGTTATAACACTGTCAACAGAAGAGGATGGCCTCAGGCACTCGGTAAGACCACATCTGGAATATCCACTGCTGGAACTGAGTATGCTTGCATCAATATTGGTGCATTAGATGACCAGTATATAAGTAGTGGGTTAGGTGGTAATCAAACAGACTATAAAGAAAAGAAAGTCAGTTATAGTGACATGGGAACAGGTATTGACTGTTTTGGTGCTGCTGACGATACACTCACAGCTGATGGTAGAGATTCAGACTTAACATATCCTCATCCAGAAGACTATACTGGACTAGGATTTGTCCCCTATGACGTTGACTTTGGTGGAACTAGTTCTGCATGTCCTACATGTGCTGGATGGATTACTACCAAGTTACAATATAATAGAGACTGGACTTGGAGGGATGTGAAAAACTGGTTGAAAAATAACTGTGGAACTCAAGATCCTGACAGATTTTATTATGGTGATAACATTACATCTTTTACTGCAACAACACAGGCATGGGAAGATATGTATTCCGTCCAAATGTATGGTCAAGGTCCTGTTGTAATATGGGATGCTCCCACTGGTTCACCCTCTGAACCTAAAAAACCTGAGATCAGAATCACAAACTCACCTAACCTAAAGTTTAGTGGTGGAGTTGAGATAAAGTTCTCCTAATAAATACTAAAAAAGACTAGCGCAATGGCAGAAAAATCGTTCGGTGTAAAGGATCTTAATATAGTTGGAGCAAGTGGCGACCCAACTATAGAGAGTAACGGCGACCTAAATTTAAAAGCTGGTCAAGTTGCAATTCAGACCAATACCGCAGTCACAGGAGTAATTACTGCAACAAAGTTTAGTGGTGATGGATCTTTACTAACAGGAATCACTGCTTCTGGAAGTGGTATTATCGTTAAAGATGGCGGTGGTTTAGTAGGAACTGCTGGAACAATAGATTTCGGAACTAACTTAACTGTAACTGCACTATCAGGTGGATCTGTAACTGTAAACGCAGCTGCAAGTGATAGTGGAATTCAAGTTCAAGATGAAGGAAGTGGATTAGGAACTGCAACTACACTCAACTTCGTTGGTGATGGAGTGGTTGCATCTGGTGGTGCAGCAACTAAGACAATTACTATTGCTGGTGCAAGTACACCACAAAACCTAACATTAGCAACTCTAGATGTTACTGGAATCACAACTTCTGGTAGTTTTGTTACTGATCTTATTCCTGGCAATGGAACTGGTAGAGGATTCTGTACCAGATATTATATTACTGCAAACGGTTCTTCTTCATACAGTATGGCAGGGCCTGGACAAAGAAACACTGTGGGAAATCCTACTCTTTATTTGATGAGAGGTTTCTCATATATGTTTGAGAACTCAACAGGTGGTTCACATCCATTCCGTATTCAATTTACAAACACAACTACAGGCGTAGGAACATATGTCAGTGGATCTCAAACAGGAGTACAGATATTTACAATACCACATGATGCACCAGCAAGTTATGAGTATCAATGCACTGTACCAGGCCATGCTGGTATGAAAGGAAGTTTCATTATCCCTAGTTAATATTATGCCATTATCATTTGGAATTGGAAAGTCAAGAGGATCTGTCTTTGACCCTGCTATATTTTACTGCGATATATTGCAGTTCTATTGGAACTGGACTGACGGAAAAGACTTTGACCTCAGAGCAGAATTTATTAGACCAACACAATTAGCTGGACAAGTAGTGGGAACTGATAAGTTACCACAGATAACTGATGGTGGTGGTTCTGTAACCTATATGAAGTGGGGAGGTGACAACCAAACAGATACAGTAGGATATGAAGGAATATACATTGATGTAAATGCAATCAAATCAGTGCCTGGTGGTATATCAGAGAATATTATTGAACTGGACTTACGAGGAAGTTGGTATGCAGAAGTCGGACAGAATCCAGTAGTTATAAACGCTAGTGGATATCAAGGTGGAACTATGACACTAGAAAGAGATACCATTGGTGCTTCTGGATATGGATTTATCAATACTGGTTACGCACAATCGTTCACAGACTACAAACAAAGTGCTGGAACTGTGGTAACATCAACAGACAGAGAATTTACAGGTCAGAGACTAACTCGTGCAATCATAGATTTAAACACATTTCAGATAACTTTTGTTGCAAATTAAATAAGTATAAATACGGCTAGAAAAAATAGTGGGAAATCACATGAAAAGATTTTTACCTATAATTATGCTTTTGATGGCGGCTCCCATGGCAGCAAGGGCCGATTTGATACACCGTTTGACTACAAGTACACAACTCAGTGTGGACGGGGCAGCGACTCAGGCTACAAGAATTGGTTCAACTTACAGTGTAAGTGGTAACAATATCACCGCTGGTACTATGGGTGGACTCACCAAATCAGCTGGAGATACAATTACAACTGCGGCTGCTAGTCAGACTCAAGGTTCATATTCAGTTACAACTGCTGGCAGTGCGTTCAGCTTAACAGAATCATTTATTTTAGGCGACGCAGTAAATCCAATAGGAACTGGTGTTGACGTATCTGCTGGTATTGTTGCTGACATGCCCGCTTATGGTAGTGTAACTACTCAAAGTGGTGGTGTGGCAGGCAGTCTTGCTGGTACAATTACTTCAGCGGGCGTTATGACACTAACAGCTGGCGGGGCGGGCACCTCAGCTACTGGCCAATTTGTTTCTGAAATCTCCGTAGACTAGCTAGATAAATAAAAATGAGGAAAGTGGTCGCTACGGTAGCATTGTTTTCGCTGGCAACTCCAGTGATGGCAGTGCCCGTGGTGCCAAACTTCCAACAGGGCTCTATGACCTCCAGAACGGAAACTCAATCCACCGTGACGGAGACCATAAATTCAATTGATATGAGGACAGGATGGGAATACTCAGTGACGGGCACAAACGTTTCCAACAATGGAGAGGCTTTGAACCCACCAGTGAATACATCAACAGTAAACGTAACACCAAGCAGTTCAAGTGGAGCAGCGGGAGGAGCAGTCGTAACAGGAACGGTAACAAGTTCGTTCGATTCCTTAGACTTTTCAAGCCCAACGAACTTCACGATAACAAATCCAGGCCAAGCGTTCCAATTCACTCAGAGCTATCAAGGGCCAGGCATGACCAACCAGACCATAATCCAGAGGACCACCACTATCCAAAGCGTCACCGACACAACTTCAACGTTTACCCAATAAGCTTATGTCTTCTATCCAACCTTGCGATTGCCCCTGCCACACTGGCGGAGAATGTAGGGGGTGTGAGTGCAACAGCCAATCCAATAGCAAATAGCTCGGGCAGTGTTACCAATCAAGCTATACAAGTTTTACAGGGAC